TTATGTTACATCAATTATGTCCACAATAGAAAATACATACGTTTTATAAAAAGCATCTGTACAAACTACATCCTGCTGAATTGGATTTATATGAACCACTGTCATATAACTTGTAAGTATGTACCCTTCTTCAAAATATGTCACTAACATCTCTTCTTCAGACAATAATGAAGTTAACAATTTATCAGAAATTCTCTCTTTCGCTTCATTCGTTAATATCGGTCTCTTTACTCTTAATTTCTCTCTAATCCCCTCTCGCATACTAAACAATTGTTCCGACATTACTGTAAACGGAACCCACTCTCTTCCTTTTTTCTGCATCTTTACTTGATTCATTTTCTTTATCCCCTCGATTTTTTATATCTATCGATTCTATATAAAAAGAAATTTCACTTTTAAATACACTCTGTCCATCTCTTATTTATAAGTAGTGTTCAAACTTACAATTATTCATGAATTGTAGGTATTAATTATGACTCCTTAACTGAAGAACACTTGTTCTAATCATACACGAACTAATGTTCTTAAGAAAGAGGAACATGCATATTTTTTTAACAAAATGAAACTTAAATCAATATAGTTTGTCCATTCCCAATGATTATTCACCCTGACCAATTAAGTTTTTTACACTTCCTATCGCCAGACAAAATACGTGTAGCAACTACAAAAACGACTCCACCTTAAGTGAAGTCGCTTTTTTCTAATAAAATATATTTCTAACTTTACTTTTCTATCCTGACTAACGTTCTTTCTGGAATACAAATTTCATCTATATCAAAATGATTTATTTTTAATTTCAATCCCCCTACTTTTTCCTTATCTTCATCATCAACCCAACAACTTAAGCATATACTTTTATTATTAACAAACTTACAAAACTTAAAAAGCATATGATGTAAAACACCTTATTCCTCATAGTTTACTATGAAAAAGAAGCGCTTTTGGCGCTCTTTTTTCATACATAATTTTATTAAAATTCATTAAATCCAATCTGTATATATTACTCTACAAGGTATATAATCGACTATTGTCACTACCAATTAATTAATATGTATAGGCTGCATTATAATATGTAACTCCCTCTCTGTTTCTCCTTTTTTCGGATGCCGATAATATTCCAATTTATATTCTAATACTTTATACTCAACCATCCCAATCTTAATCCCTTTTGTTTCTTTTAATACAGCTAATAGATCGCTTATATTTTCATCTGATGATTCAAATATTTTCCCTCCGCCTTCTCTCTTAAAGATAACCTTCATATATTCTCCCCCAAGTTAACTTTATAATCTAGTAGATAATAAGTCTAAAAATATTCATCCTATTTTTATTTATAATTTGCTTTCAAAAAAAGAACATCCTTTTTAATAGAATGCTCAGCTTTTCACTTCCTATAACATCAATATCTTTTCCAATAATATGATATGTATTGCTAATGATTTTATGAGTACTTCTGATTAGTGTGTTCTAATTGATTATGGCTATTATTGAAGATGAAAAATCAGCGATATTTTATGTCTATTTCGTATTGGTGTTAGCAAGTTCGTTTGCAAACTTGTTAGCACTTTTTTTGATAAGATAATACACACATCCCTTCTTATATAATGATTATGTTCCCATTTGGGTACTTATGTGCGGAAAATATCCTTCCTTAAAAAATAAGCTGATAGCTGAATGGGAAAAGGAAACAGGCCAAACATAGCCTACATATACGGAGGAAGTTATTTCGAAAAGAGGTAAAGTATCACGGAGAATTGATAAGCCATTTGATGCACATCATTTTATTGAAAAATGCACATGGTGGAGAACATGAATGGTGGAATATGCACCCAGCTAAATACCCTGATGAACATCAAGGTGGTATACACGCTAAGGACAGTATCTCAAGAGAAATTTTTAAAAAGTAATTAACGGAGGTAACAAAAGCTATGTTTGATTTTTTGAAAAAGTATGTTGTAGCTAATGAAAGTGTAAAAGCTGATCAAACACCTATTTTCTATCCTTTAAAAAGTGAGGAAATAGAAGAGGCAGAAGAGTTGTTAAAATTGAAATTCCCTAAAGAATTAAAAGATTTTTACAAGGAAATTGGTTATGGTTTTTTAGAAGCATCAGATAGGTTCTTTTTTAATAGATTTATGGACCCATTTTCGGTTTCTGATTTTCGTTTAAGGGAAGATATTTATGAATACAACCCCAATATAGATGGTGTTGATGATGAAGAATCGCTGGTTTTTTTTGAAGTAACAGAATTAAATTTTTTAACAATTAAATTCAAAGAAGAAAATGAATTAGGCCAATGTCCTATTTACTCGGGTTCTACAAAAATAGCGGATTCTTTAGAGGAATTTTTAAAACTGATTATGTAACAGCACATCGTAAGACAGTTGATTCAGGACGGTCATGGGATTCACCTGAAACTGAGCCAATGATACCTTTTGATGAGCATTTAAAAGTTCCTATTGATAAAGTTTTTGATTAAGGAGTGTTGAGAACAATGGGGAGATATCCACTAATAGCAATAATGAAAGAAAATGAGGATAAAGAAAATGTGATTTACAGTTTCGGTCCAGATACTGAATCTTGTATGTTAAATCCAGAGCTTTATAGTAGATGGAATTTTAAAGTTGCAAAGAATGCAACTAACCGTGTGGAAGCATTTATTTTACTAGATGATATGCCTGAGAAACATATTTCCTTATTATATAAATGCATTCACAAAATATATGCTCACATAGAAGAAAATGGTGGTATAGAAAATATGAATAACATTGATTTCCCGGAATATTTCGAGTTTATCGTATAATATGTATCAGCATTACACGTTTGACATAATAATTGTAAGAAACCGACTCTTTAGTGGGAATCGGTTTCTTCGTCATGCTGTTGCTAGGTTAATAGACGTTTACATAGGCTTCATTTACAGTAACATAGTATGTTTTACCTTTACTATTGTGTACTTTGTATTGCAGTGAGCCGTTTACACTTACTTTCGCATCAATCGCGAATCCTAAACCTGCATCTACAGAGCCAGCAACATCTTTATCTTGCCAAGATGGAGAATCATAGAAACGTGAATTGTTAACTTTTGAAACAACGCGCTTCCCTACAATTGAAGAATCCACTGTAATTTTCTTACTAAACTTAACGTAAGTTGAATCATTCTTAATCCATTGCTCTCCGCCAAGATTTAACCAAACATCCTTTTCGCCCCACACAATATATGATTCTGGTTTATTTAACTGACGAATCTTAGAATAGCTTGTACCTGGTCCTTTACGTAAATTAACGTTGTATCCTTCAATATAAGCAATACCATCTGTTACAGCTGTTGGTACTTCTTCTGGTTTAGATGGCTTTTCAGGAACTGAAACTTCCACACTAGAATTATTGTATGCACGTTGCACATCAGCACGAAATTGAGCTTCTGAAACACCATGACTACGTAAGTAATCAAGTGGATCTTCATGATCTGTTCCACCAAGGTATTTCGTTACATCGTAGTGAGTCCATAAACCTTTTTCTACAGATAACCCACGGTCACGAAGAATTTTAGCAAGTAGCTTTACATATTTATCATACCTGCGTTTGAATTTATCGTAATCTGCTGTTTCACAAAGTTCAACATGTACAAAGCGTTTATTTGCTCCTGGTCCACCACCATAAGCAATGTACTTTGTATCAGCAATTTGGATTGTTTCATTCCAATCTACTGCATAATGAACGAATGCATTTCTCCATGTACGAGACTCATATTTTTGAATATTGATAGCCGGAGCTTCTGGAGTTGCCGTTGAATGAGCTACAACGCCTTCATAAGCACCTACACCATAACGATATGGTTGTTTTGGTAAATCTGGAATAATAAGCGTTCTATCAGCAAAAGCACTTGTAGTAAAAGAACCAGCAAGTACTAGAATCATAAGTAATGAGGTAACATGTTTCATTGTCTTTTTCATTTAGCATCAACATCCTTTTTCATAATTTTTGTGTGGTCAAATAATCCACTTGCTGATAGTCCAATGATGATTCCTTGAAACACATTTGCTTTAATATCTCCGCCCAAAAATAAAACGCCTAGCACAATGCCAAGCGTTAAATTTAATAACGGAACGTATTTTGTTTGTAATCCAATTGTTTTCGCAATCTGTGAAAGACCAACAACAATTCCAATCATTACAGTAATTTCAAACATTACATGCCACCTCCTTTCAATAGCAACGTAATAATAGCTCCGACGATTCCACCAACAATAAGTCTTAAAATCCAGGTAGTGTTCGCGCTGATCTTATCTAACTGTTTATTGATATTGATAATGTCTTTTTCATTGCCTAAAGTACGAGATTCTAAGTTGCGGATATCATTCTTTATATCTTTTTGCTCTAATTTGATTTGTTGGATTTCTTGTTTTAAATCTTGAATTTCTTGCATTGGTTCAGCTCCTTTCAAAATAAAAAGAGAGACTGACGATAGTCTCTCTTAGAAATGATATCTACAATTCTTGCCTGACACCAAGCGTTTTACAGTTGCTTTCCCTTCATACAACGTTTCCCAAATAGGTTCTAATTTAGCTCCGCTATCTTCATAAAATCCCCAGTTAACTGAACCCTCATTAACACTCTTGCCGCTATAATAGTAGTCAGCTATTTTTTTTATTGAATCGTAATATTGAAAGTCTGTTAAGTCCATCCAACTCATATCAAATTCTTTAGCAAGGTTTGGTTCTTCAAGTACTACCTCGTAAATAAAACTTTTGTTATATTTGTTTTTATATTTCATTGCATTTTCTAAATCCTGCCATAAATATATCGATTTAACACGCGATGGGGACGAAGAGAATTTATTGGTTCTAACATCCTCAAATATACTTTCTTTCAAATATTGTGAAAACCTAGAATAAGTATCCCTAAAATACCTATGAGTATTTATTGTATCGCCATACCTTGGTTCTAATATTGTTCCTTTATCTAACTTAATAGATGAAACATGATAGAAAATACCCAATTTGTCCCCTCCTAAAATTTACATCTAAGGATATTTTATCATGATTTTATATTTCTTCTTTATAATAAAAGCCGTATTTTATACAAAATAAAAAAGACCAGCTTATGGCTGCTCTGGTTTCTCGTTTATTAATTTTTGAACTAACTCTTTTAATACAGATATTTCGTTTGTATTCGTCGCAACTTGCTCCTTTAGTTGTTTATTTTCTTCTTTTAATTCTTGAATTTCAGCATCTTTAGCTCGTTTTTCATCTTGAAATGCTTGTATTGAAATTGCTATTGAAGAATATATTTCAGCGGCATTTCTTTCTTTTGTAACGAAACACTCTGGAGTGCTTTCATCATCTGCAATCCAACCATAGTGAGTTTCTATATCGTTTGTTGTAAGGATTGGATCACCCTCAACACGATTCATTCGCTTCTCAATTTGCTAATTGTTTATATTGAGTTAGTACCTTTTTAAATAATCCTTTTGCTTAGGGACTTCTCGGTTCACTAAACATAGGATTCGCTTTTTCCCACATATCAGGATTGTCAATTTCCTCTGGATCATCAATCTTACAGATAAAAGGAAACAATGGATCATCTAACTCTTTACCTTTAAGAATGTTCATTGCTCGTTCTTTCATCTTGTCTAAGAATCCATCACGAACAAAACCATCTGTTCCAATAAAAAATTCTCTAGCATTCGGCACTTTTCCAAGTCCACTAGAGAATACGTTAACTACATCAAAATTTTCATATTGATGTATTTCATCATAAATAACACATCCGTCGCGAAGTCCATCTTTAGAACTTGCGTTAGATGTGTGATATTGCATAATGTTTTCTGTATCATTACCTGTAATTTCAACTTTGGTACGATAAAACATATCTTCTAATATTTCATTACTTTTAATAGCATCATATACTTCACGAAATGATACTTTTGCTTGTTTTTAATTGTTGGCCACAATTGAAACATTGTAGCGATCTATTCCATGTAATGGGCTAATAAAGAAATGGCATAATGATGAAATTAGACCATTTTTACCACCACCACGCGACATCATATAAAGAAATTGTTCATAAAAGATAGAATCATCTTCTTTATAAAATAGAAATACAAATGCGGTTGCGAACCTTTGAAATGGCTGTAATTCAAAATAAAATTTCTCTGTGAATTTTATATAATCTTCATGCATATCAGTATCAAAATATAAATCATCACGAGTTAATATATATTTCTCCAGGTACTCAATTAGCATTATGCGCTCTTTATTCAGCTTGATTTTCCCTGCCCGATACATTTCGATATATTCAGTAACATATTGATTCTGAATCATGTCAAGTCTTTCACAGAGCGCTTAGGTTTTGAAGGTGCTTTCTTTTCTTCAGCCGATGCTTCCAAGCCAAGTGCATCTAAAATCTTTATCATTCGATCATTGGTTTTATGTAAATCAGTAATAGAAGGATTGGATTTTGGACCGTGCATGCCAGGATACTTTTATTCCTATTGCCTCTATGTCATCAAAAAGGACACATTTTAAATCCCACAATGATAAATAGTCTTGAATTAAGTCTACATAGTGATTACCTACAGTCTTTTTTTCTTTTAATTGATTCATTAAATCCTTTTCAATTCTTTTTCTCATTGTTTCACGCTTAACTCTAGCCACAACATCCCCTCCCTTCTGACTTACATCATTTTACAATTTGATATAACGCGCGAATTTGCTTATAAATTTAGAAAATCGAGCCCCTCCTCCGGTGCCCCTTAGACGAAAAAAAGCCCAATCCTCGAACCGGGGGGTGTTTATATTGAATCCTTTTTACCACTTTTCATCATGTTCCCATTTATTTTGTTTCTTTTCGTAAACTCTTCCATGTTCTTTGTTATGGCAATTTACACAAACTGTTTTAAGATTATCTATTTCTAATGCAAGTGTTGGATGATGTTCAAGTTCTTTTATATGATGGACAACGAGTTGAATCTTCTTACGCTTTGCACTATCACTGTACTCATTGGTGTCAGTTTGAACTCGACTGTTTCGTTTACACTCTTGGCATTCATAGTTGTCACGCTTCTTCACTTGTTCTCGTATACTCTTCCACTCACCACTGTCATAGAACTTACGCTTCTGTTGTTTGGTTTTGTATTCTTTAATCACAACAACCACCAGCATATATGCGTTGTTCGACCTCTAAGATTCTTTTATAGCTCTCAATGTAAGCTGGATTACAATCGTTAATAAGCAAACAATACTTCTTTACTTTAGTTAAATCATATTTAATAGCCCATGTTTCTTCTGTTGTATCATTGACTTGTACATCTTGCTTTAGCTTTAAGGCTTCAATTAGTTCCTCAGTTGAGAACTTAGATAATAATTCTGTTACACTTTTAGATTCAGCCTTCTGTTCATATACACCATCCATCTATTCTCACTCCTCCTCCAAAATAAAAAGCACCCGAATGGATGCTTAGATTAAACTTATTCATTATCAATATCTTTAGTTGTGCTTTTGAATACTATCTACTTTACAGGAATCACTTCATAATGAGTGTCTTTTTTTTGTTAGGCTTATATTTCTAGGCATTAGCACACCCCCAAAAAAAATTATCACATAAGGTAAAATATATGGTTGAATTAACTAAATTTAATAAAAAGGATTGATCTAATTTGAATGAATTCATAGAACTAGAAAGGCCCTTTTCTTGGGGAAGTTATCATCCTCATCCACAAGGACAAGGATCTTCAACAATGACTCAACAGATACTGGGAGGGTTTCATCCACAATTACCATCAGGAACTCCAACACCAGGAACTCATCTACCACCAATAGGATCAGTACCTCATCCACAATTACCACCAGGAACCCAACCACCAGGAACTCATCTACCACCAATAGGATCAGTACCTCATCCACAATTACCACCAGGAACCCAACCACCAGGAACTCATCTACCACCAATAGGATCAGTACCTCATCCACAATTACCACCAGGAACTCAACCA